CACCACCGGCGGTTCAGCATATGAAACAAGAATTACTGAAGTTGACTACTATGACAATCGACCTATTGTCGATAGTTTATTTTCATCACAAGGACAAGTTACACTCACAAATGTATCATCGACTTCTCGTATCATAAAGTATAGACATCGTGTGTCTATCAAGAGAGGCACTTATACTATATCACAAGACTCTACGGACTATGAAGTGTGTGTCGATGATGGACAGGTAATATTCTATTACGAATCTCCAGCATTACAGATTGGTGTTCCACATGTGCAGGAGTGGACGTACTCAGTGGAGATACAACCGTATGGTGACATCAATGGCGATGGATGTGTGAACGGTAGTGACTTGGGATTTTTCTTTGGTGACTGGGGAACAGACATAGAACAATCAGACTTCAACGGAGACGGAGAAGTTAATGGTATTGATTTAGGAATTCTCTTTGAGAATTGGAAAAATGAGTGTTAGACTGCTTTGCGTCTTGCTCGGGACATGAACCGTGCCCGCAATGCTCGGTTGACTACTTGGTTGTAGCGGATAACATAATCAGCAATATCTTTATCATCAATGTCATTAATGTCGGGCAGTTTTGCTTCTGCCTCCGCAATTTCCTCAACTTCCTCTTCGATTTTGGGTTGTATAACCTTCTTCGATGCTTCGTTGAGTGATTTGAAAAGATTTTTGTTTAGACGCATATGTTACCTCTGATATTATGTATAAGAATTTTAAAACTACTACATATTGATAACGGTTTTATGTAAAAACACAAGATTCATCAAGGAGAATGCTGAATGACTGATCAATCAAAAGATGCTCTACAAAAGAAGTTTGGTATAGCAGCGATATTGGTAGGATGGTTCGTAACCATTGCCGCATTTGTATATAATTTTGCGGCAACCAACGCGAACTATTCACATCGTATCGATACGATTGAACAAGAATTAATCAACCTCGACTCACGAATGGATGTGAGTGAGGCATTCAGAATCGAACTTGCTGCTGACTTAGCAGAAATCAAGACGGATCTCCTCTGGATCCGTCGAACAATGGAAGAACAAGGAAGATAAACTATGTGGTATCCACCCAGTAAACAACAAATCGAAAGTAACACCAACCCATTCCGTGCTTTGACTATAGAGCAGATGCGTCTCAAGCAGCAGCAAGAGATTGCCGAACAGGAGATGCGAAAGGCAGAAGAAGAGGGGAAAACTAATCTTGATGAAAAAGTCAAGGTTCCTTCTACACTCATCAAAAGTTTCCAGAAGGATATAAAGAATGAGCGTGATTATCAGTTTGCTGGAACAACTAGCAAAGAAGATAAAAAACAAATCATTGATGACGAAAAAGAACTTATTAAAGTTTTAAAGTTGTTACAAAAAGGACAAATCGAACAGGCATATGATGCTTTCGACGCACTGGATACCGCGTTGCAAGATGTCGTCCCACAAAAACTACTCAAGTTCATGGATAAGAATCTTTCTGAAAGCACTATCGCACTTCTTGATGAGTTCATGGATCCAAATCTTGCTGAAACCACTCTCGCACTTCTCGATGAGATTGTGAGAGCAAAAGACAAGTACCCTGAAATTGACAAGATCAAAAAGGTCATGAAGCAAAAGGGCATCGGATTCTACACCGAAAAGGGTAAGATCATGGTCAACCCCAAAAATGAGATGGCAGCAAAAGAAGCACTCAGCAAGGCATTCGGTGGCGACTACGAGAAGAAAACTGGTATGCAGGTCAAGGGTGATAAAAAGACTTCACTCTCCGCAGAAACAGAACTCGAAGAGATGTCTGCCAAGGACCACTACAAGAAAGTCTTGAAGGGTGGTAGAGGTAAGGGTTATGTGGTTGGTGTTGCCATCGACCGTGATCGTTATCCTAACCGCGAAAAAGAAGGACTCGAAGGACCATACAAGAGTCGCAAGTCTGGTAAAATTTTCTACTATGACAAAAAAGAGGGCAAGTATTACGATCCCGATTCTGATATGTTCCTTGCCGTAAGTGATGTCATGGAGTCAACCGAACTTGGTGAGTGGTGGGAGAAGCAAGTAAACTCCAAGAGCAAGGGTTGGAAGACCGCTGCGGTTAAGATGGATTTCGGGACTTACAACAAAAAGGGTCAACGCAAGGAGTTCAAGAAGGGTGATAAACTTTTCTACCTCGGCATGAAACTTGACAAGTATAAACTGGTTATTGCAGCAACAGACCCTAAAGATGAGGGTTCATATTTCTCAATTCATCCCGCCCGTCTCGGTCTCAAGGGATTCGACAGTGCAACAGGTACACTAAAGGATCATGTTGAACTCGATGAGGCAACTCGCCACACCGTTCATGTTGAAACAGACAGAGCAGGTTATAGAAAACTTGAAAAATTGATTGCATCCCTCGATGGTTATCAGGAATCAGAGTTTGAAAAAGAAGGAAAAGCAACTTTCACATTCGACGCAAAGAAGCACGATGGTACTGAACGCAAGAAGGTAGCAGAGTTTATCAAGAGCGTCAAAGGTGTGGAGTTTAGTCATGCTATCAAGGAAGACACCGAACTCACTGAAGCATGGACCGCAGACAGCGTGAAGAAAAACGCCGACATTGGTTCCGATAGTGGTTACGGTATCAACATCAAGAAGCGTGGGTCGATCACCAAGACTCCATACAAGCACATGCTCATGCTACGAACCAGTGCCAAGAAGATCAAGGTCAGATTCGATCATGGTAAGGATGAGTTTGTTGGTTCTCCTGAGCAGGTTGCAGATCACCTCAACAGAATCCTTGGTATCAAAGAAAACCCGGAGTACGACGAAGATATGTCAATCATGAACATTGGCGAAGCACTCAAGTTCCCGAAAGTAAAGGGTAAGTTTACTCCAAAGCAAATCGATACACTCCGCAAGGAGTATGCCAAGATTGGTACTGTCGATCCATCGCAACCAACATATAAAAAACTAACCGCCTTTCTTGACGGATTAGATGATGATCAAATTTCTCAACTTTCACAGGCGAAGATCAAGTTCATCTCTGGACTTGCACTTAACCGTGCAGTGAAACGGGGACTCAAGGATTCATATGAGTTCGACTCGAAGACTGGTGAGTACATTCGTGCAGACGGAGAAGATCCACTAGGAATTGATGGTTCATTAGACAGACAGGTTAAAGAGTCCGTTGAAATTTCGGAAGCAGTCGATGAAGTCGCTGCCCGTGAACTCACCCTTTACATCGAGAACGATTCTACTCTTTACCGACAAAGAGTTCAACCCATTATCAAGAACCTTGCACGCAAGATGAAGAAGGGATCTTTTGATGCAGAACTCGCAGTCAAGGGATTCATGTATGCAGTCGAACATGGTCTCAAGAATTACAAGAAAGACTTTGGTGACGGTTTCAAGATCGACAAAGACACCAAAAAGAAGGTCGCCCAAGATCTTCTAGATGGATTCATGGATGAAATCGAAGATGCAGCAAAATGATATACATATTAGAACAGGAGATAACACATGAGTGATCTAGGAGCAGGCGGAACGGTTGATTACAGTGCCCTTCCCAACTACACACCACGATACAAGGCAAACGCGGTTGACATCAGAAGAACTGTTGCACCAACCCCAACACAAATTGGCACCAAACAGTTCGTAGCAGACGCTGCTGCAAATGTAGGTTTTTCTGGCGCAGGCGATGCATTTGGTAAAACTTTCACACAAGTGAACTCTGGAGTTCTTTTTCGTGTAGTTGATAGTGTATCAACTTCGTTCTGTCATGTTGGAATCAGTGCGGCAGGACTGGCAGTGCAAGATTGTGTTCTACTAGAGGACGGAGATGAAATCTTCATCCCAACACAAGACCTAAACAATATCTCTATCTTCTCTAACCCCGGAACTGCTGGTATTACTCTTTCAATGCTAGGAGAGTGACATGGGTGACTTAGACGCACAGGGTAATGTTGACAACAGCAATCTTCCCGCATACAAACCCAGACACAACGCCAACGCCACTGATATCAGAAGAAGCGTAGGTGTTGCTCCTAAAGTTTTTGACGTTGGTTCGCTAACAATAGGTAATTTTCAAACAATATCAGATCTTACTGGAGTTACTTCGTGTGTTGAGGGCGTAGAGGTAACCATTCATGGATCAACCAACGCTAGTGCCGATCTGAATGCCTTTAGAAGTGCAAACTATATGATCAAACTTGGGGGAGTAACCGGAACATATAGTTTTGATAATGATTCTGAACTCTTCAATATTAATAGAAACCATGTCGGCGGAAACACCGATCCACTGGAAGCACCATCCGAAGGTATCTTTATTCCAACAACAGATCCAACTAAAATTTCTATTGGAGCAAAGACGAACAGCGGTTCCGGAGTTCATGTTGTCACCGTTTTTCAAACAAACGTAAGGGTGGCAATTAAATGAGCATATATTCAGGATCATCTCCTTTCTCCAGAGGCAAACTTGGTGGTGCTAGAGGCATGGGTGCGAAAATGTCTCGGGGTGGTGCAAAGAAGAAATTTAAATTAACACTTTCTAGGCGTGACTCCAATGCGGTTACAAGAACCGGAACCTCTACCGCAGGAAAGGCAACCACTTTCGGGATGGGCAACTCTGGCACTGGTCTTATCAGAAACGCCAACAGTCAGCAACTCACATCGAATAGTGGTCTCAGTCCCTTTGATGGTTTTGGCATCGTAGCGGCAGGCGGTGACCCAGTTGTGTATATACAACTCACTTGTGGGACAGATTTTGCCAGTTCGACAGCGGCGTTCGCAGGAAAGAAAAAAATTAAACCCACTCTCACTATAGATGGTGTTGATTATGTGGGTATATTAGATACGGATAGTTTTTCAGCAAGAACATATAAAGTAGTTTTCCCACAATTAACATCTTTATTTTCACTTAGTGCTGGAACCTCAACTGGATTTAAAATAGAATTTACAACTTAATTTAATTAACTTGACACAATACAGAATGGATGCTATAATATGCATGTGAACAACGATAAAACATTTACTCATGTACCCACTAAACATACTTTTGAAAATCTAAAGTGTGTTACGACCGAAGGCAGCAGACACTACGTCTGCCCAGATGGAAATAAGTATTTTTCCGTCACCACAGTAACAGGACATAAGAAGAAGGCATTCTTTGCCGAGTGGCGAAGAAAGAACCCAGAGGAGTCCAAGCGGGTATGCTCGCGTGGAAACAATCTGCACTCTCTTATTGAAGATTATATTAACAACAAGGATCTCAACCCAAAGGGTAACGAGACCATGCTGTTTAGACAATCTTTACCTATGCTCAATAAGATTGATAATATTCACGCCCAAGAAGTACCACTTTATAGTAAATTACTTAAACTTGCTGGTCGCGTGGACTGCGTTGCTGAATTTGATGGTGTTCTATCGATTATCGATTTCAAGGGTTCAACACGAGAAAAGCGTAGAAGTGATATTGGCAATTACTTTCAGCAAGCAACCGCATATGCAATTATGTGGAAAGAGATGACTGGTCAGACTATTGAACAGATTGTCATTCTAATTGCAAGCGAAGATGGAAGCACACAAGAGATCGTGGATAACCCGATCAATCACGTTGCCTCTCTTCGTCAAACTATTGAAGATTTCCAGAACCTCAAAGTCCAGCGGTAATCGCTCGTCGTCTTAAAACGGCAGGATTTAACCTTTGTGTTGTGGGTCGTAGACCCTGATTCACATTGGTTTTTACTTTTGGTCTATGAGTGCCTTCTCGGTAAAACTTGAGAAGCATTGCTGGTTGCTCTGTAAGTGGTGCTGCCTTGAGACCGGTGCTTTCATCAAACCACTCTGATGCCTCGATCATAAAGTTCATTACACCGTCATTGTTCTTTGCTGCATCTCTTGCAAGACTTGTTAAATCAAATGCAATTTTATCAAGTTGCTGTACATCTTCACCGATTGTGATGGATGACACCGCAGTTAAATTTCGGTCGGTTGCATTTCTTCCAGAATCCGATGTCCAGTCGTTTCCAGTAGAGTATAAATCACAACTCACTGTGCTGGTGTCAATTGTTTTGTTTGATTTGTAGACAGTTAGTTTAAGTGGTTTCACATATGGAGCAGCACCAGTAACTGGGATTCTTCCGTAGACATCAGCAATGGTGAGTTCGAGAAAACATGACATGATGGTATCTCTTGGTCCGACCGCAGATCCATTTGCTGATCCGGGAACAAGACCAACATTCAAATTATGATTAAAGTAGGCAATGGGAACGAGATCTTTTCCTCTATAATTTCCCTTTAGTGATGTAAGTTCACTTCCGGTGATCACTAAACTGTTTACGTCTGGACATGGGGGACAGGGTTGACATGTGGTCTCTCCATCTTCACAACAACTGATGACTCCATCACAACCTTTCCCACCACAGACACCGTTACAGTCTGGGATTTGACAATCATCTGCATCACATTGATCTGGACATTTACCACAATCTGCCGGGTCACAATCTGATCCATCGCCACAACCATTGCCACATTCACAATCAATTGGAGGATCTTCACCGCAACCACAACCGGGATCGGGAGTACACTCGTTGCCGGGAGGACATCCACCACCACATGGTTTTTGTGGATCACATACCACTGGTTCACCATCACATCCACATCCACCGGGTTGAGGGCAGTCACCGTTGGCATCACACCCACAAAGACATAGGTCACATGGATCGGGGCAATTTGTACAATTTGGTGTGCCACCAAGACATGGGTCGTCGTCGGGTCCGATGAGGGTCACACAGTCGCAACCGGCCGGACATGGAAAATTGTCACATGGATTTGGAATCGGACAACAACCGAACGCATTCGAGGACGACGAACAAGTGGATGAACTAGAACATCCGCCACAGTTAGGATCGATAAATCTAAACCCGCAAAGTTGCGTCCCTTGTCCGCCTTGTTGGTTGCAACAACTTCTACAGTTGTTGGCACTGGTGGACTGTTGGGTGACGACATCATCGACACTTCCATCACCCGTGTCATGATCCAACACACCATCATCCATAAAAGGACTATCACTTTGAAATTCTGGACGAATCTCTCCACTTTGTTCAAACTCTGATAAGCGTCTGGGATCGGTGGTAGGACTTGTATCTTCTAATATTGTTCGTTTAGTATTATCAAAAGAGAAGTCAATACCACCAGAGTTGTCTTTTGTCTGCTGACTAGTAATGAAACCACTACTATCACCCATAGACATCGCAGGAGTTAGTCCTATGATTTTCTTCACGTCCTTATAGGTCACGTTTGGCATAGGATCATGAACTTTCATTCCTTTTTTATATCTCGCATATGAAAGATTGTGGGAAATATTCATGACGGGGGCGTGATCGCCAGCGGCATCATTGTGTGATTTTCTATTTTCTGATTTAATTTGTGTATGGGATGGAACAAGGAGATTGATCGCACCAAGACCAAAAAAATTATCAAAATCCACGCCACCATTAGTCTGGTGAGTATGGGCAGTGCCTCCTGCTAGAAGGACATCTTCTGCACTCTTTGTATTATCAATGTCACCATAACCTGTACCAATAAGAATATCATCGCAACAGTTATCAGGATCGTTGTTGTCGCAAGTTGGTCCTTCGTTACAATTACCACTTGGACATGGATTATCGTACACCCAAAAATCTTGCGTCAGTCGAACGAGGTTACCCGCTCCAAGGTGACGACCTGCTGTTACGCGATGTCTTGCTGCCATAGGTTAAGTTCCTAAAATTGACATATTAACGAATGATGTTGCAGCATCAAAGTTCACAGAAGTTGCTAAAAGTTTATCGACATTTTTGATTTCAAGGAAGACTTCTTCTCCGGGGGATAGGAGATATCCGGTGGATGCACCAGCAGCGAGTGCGCCGGTAGCACCGACACACAGAAGACCACCACCCGGACCTGCTTCACCCGGAGTTAATCCCTCAAGACCACTAAAGTAGTTTTTAATTTTCACACCAGAGGAGAGGGTATAACCGGCAAAGGTAAACAGGGCACTGTCATTGAATGATTTGGTATATGATGTCATTCCTGTCGGGAGAGCAACATTGGCAATGTCCACTGCTCCGGTAACCGAAACAGCACCGGCGGTTTCAGTGCGAACTGCGACTGCGGTCTGACCTGCCGTTCCTACGACAGAAAGGGTAATTCCTGCGGCAATGGTTCTTATATCAGCAGATACACCATGTTGAATTTGATCGATTGTTCCACCGACGATGGTAATATCATTTACTTCTAGTGTAGCACCAGAAAGACTAACCGGGACTGCCTGAGTACCCAAAGTGTTACCACGAACGGCAATAAATCCGTTGCTAAGGTATCCTGAATCTCCAATTGATGCGAGGTTCGTGAATATAGGGGAAGTTTTTGACATGAGAGCATATTCGCCCGCTCCACCTGTGCTTAGTTTAACTACTTGAAAGTGAGCAGGACCAACTGCTCCACTTCCATATCCCATATTAGTATCTGCTACAAAGTCGGTGGCAATTACTGCTCCACCCTCACCCAAATTTAATGTTACATGATCTTCTGCTGTTGCTGCATTTGCCATTGACAATCTCCATTTAATAGTGTATGCTACATACTATGTAGTGAGTTTTTAGTCTTGAACACGGAGAAATAATGTTTGATAAACTTGAAAAAGACTTTTCTAAATCTGTAGAAAAGCATGTAAAAGATAATGACTGTGGGTATATCGATGCAGTCGTTGAAATTTGTAATGAATTAGAGATAGAACCCGCTTTAGGTGCAAAATACCTTAGCATACCAATAAAAGAAAAGATTAGAGTCGAGGGCGAGGAAATAAATCTTTTGCCTAGAACCCCAAAACTTTGGGCAACCCCTTGACATACACCAAAACTGTGGTACAATTAACACATACAACTGACGAAAACAGTTGAAAACAGACATAGGAGAACAAAACACATGTCATTTGAATCAATGAAAAAGAACAGTAGTAACTCAGACGCACTTATCAAGAAGTTGTCTGCAATGGATGATACCAAGAAGAATTCGTACAAGGATGATCGTTTCTGGCGACCGCAAGTTGATGATGCGGGAACTGGTACTGCGACCATTCGCTTCCTCCCAGAAGCACCGGGTGAAGACACCCCATTTGTACTTTACTATTCTCACGGATTTCAGGGACCGGGAGGTTGGTATATCGAAAACTCCCGTACCACTCTCGGGGAGAAAGATCCTGTTTCAGAGATGAACACTCGTCTTTGGAACAGCGGGGAGCAGGCAAAGAAGGATCTCGTTTCCCAACGATACAAGCGAAAGAAGAGTTATGTCTCTAACATCCTTGTTATCGATGATCCTGCCAATCCCGAAAACAACGGTAAGGTTTTCCTTTACCGTTACGGCACCAAGATCTACCAGAAGATTCAGGACGCAATGAAACCTGAATTCTCAGACGAAGAGGCAATTGTCCCCTTCGACTTCTGGAAGGGTGCAAACTTTAGACTTCGTATTCGCAAGGTTGCTGGTTTCCTCAACTATGACAAGTCCGGATTTGATTCCATGTCCGAACTTTTCGACGGTGACGATGATCGCCTGAAGAAGTTGTGGGATGGCGAGTACAAGTTGAATGAGTTCGTTGACTCCAGTAACTATAAGTCATATGACGAACTCAAGTCCCGTCTCGAAATGGTCCTCGGTAGTTCCGCCCCTAAGGAAACTGCTGAAAACACTTCGCTTGAGTCTTCTACTGAGTGGGGAAGTGATGATCCTCCCTCAACACCGGCAACGAACTCTGAGAGTTCTGCACCGACTGAAGAAGACGACGCAATGTCTTACTTCGAGAAACTCGCAAGTGAGGATTGATCGAGACAATACTTCTTGTTAGGGAGTAGAGAAAACCCCGGAGAAATCCGGGGTTTTTTCATGCGCCGACATATCGTACTGCTGCTACGTCAGTCGCTGGTTCTTCCGATGTCTCGAATGATTGTGTATTCATCGCAGTGGTGTTAACTTGGTTAACAGTTCCTCCTGCGGCAGAACCTTGTTGTGCTTGTAATCTTGCTGCGTCTGCTGATGCATTCGCTTGTTGGAATTTTGCATAATCTCTGGCAATTCTTCTCTCATCTGCCTCTGCTGCTTCCATTCCTTCGCCACCTTTTAGACCAAATGATACTTTATTGATTGCATAAGAGATACCATAGTCCATTTTATTCTTGAGAACTTTAAACGAGAACATAAGTTCTTGGAAGAATCTCTTAATGGAATCAATTGGTCCTTGAACAAAAGCAGAGAGAACTCCAAATCCACTTGTAATAAATCCAAGAACACTGTTGAATGCGTTTGGAATTGTTACGGTAAAGAAGTTACCAATGGCATTAATTCCACTCATGAATAGGTTTGGCACTGTGACTGTGTAGAAATCAAAAACCATAATAAAGAAATCTTTGACCCCATTTACCGCTGACATGAATATTTCGGGTATAGTTTCTGTAAAGAAAACAAACGCACCGTAGAAGAAATCTCCCATCTTGATGATGAGGTTATCGAAGAATTCCATGACACTATCGAATGATATGAATCCGAAAGAAAGTCCTTCGATAATCTGTGCGAATATACCTTTAATACCGCCGATCAGTTTCTCAAAGAATGATCCCTCTGTTCCGAAGAAACCACGGAAAAATCCGACTACGCCTTCGATAACAGTGATGATCTGTCCGAGTATGGGAACTGCTTTGAATACTTTTCCGAGGACTCCACCGAGTTTACCAACAAAACCAACAACAGGTTTTACAAAACCAAATATGGTTTTAAATACTCTACCAATTGTAGCAAAAATTCCGCCTGCGGTTTTTCCTACTGTACCAACCACTCCAAATATTTTACTAAAGATACCCATCACTGGTTTAAATCTGCCGAATATCTTCCCCAAGAAAGTGAATACTGGTTTTATCTTATTGAATACTTTACCAAAGAAACCAAACAATTTAGACTTACCCATACTTTTACCAAGGGCACCGAAGACTGATTTAAATGATTTTATGATCGATCCGACAATTTTGCCAGATTTGATTCGAGCAAATAAACCACCGATTCCTTTGACTATATTCTTACCAACATTAAACAGTGCGGGCAATCCTTTGAGTATTCCTTTTATGGTGCCAATTGCTCCAGTGAGGACAGCGGAATATTGATAAACCACTGCACCAGCAAGAAGGAGTGGGAGTTTCAGCGTATCAAATACGGTGAGTTCTCTCATGTTGAACCCCTTGTCAAATTTATCGCCAAGTTTTTCTAATCCACCCAAAATAGAACTGCTGAGTCCAGCGAATATTTGTCTCTGCTGAGATGCTGCTTCTTGTTGTGCTTCTTTACCACCAACCTCACCACCGCTACCGCCTTCGATTGCACTAACGATTCGATCAGTGTTCTTTTCGTCAGTGGTACGTTGACCATCCAAAAGACCCTTAAGTCCTTCGTTTGGTTTCTGGAAACGTCCTTTATCGTCGCGGGGTGGTAGTGCCATTATTGTTTCTTATATGCCTCTTGTTGCTTTTCTAAATGTTCGTGGAGAAGTGCGGTATAAATCTGTCTTTCCCACGGGATCATATTCTCAAGTTCCGTTAAACTATATTTATGCTCCTGCATCATTAAAAAATTAACACGATAATGGTACTCTAATGTATCGTGAGCGAGGCATATCAGAAAAAATCAGAGATTCCCTCTAGTACCACCTTATTCTCATGACCACAAGAAGTACACTTATATGTAGTTTCATATCTTAGTTTAGGCATAGACTCAAAGAAACTTTGAATCTTTTCAACTTCTTTCATACTAAGTGAGTCAACAAACTCCTTCACTTCGTTCTTGTCGTAATCACTGACCTTGTGTACAGTAGTAGAATCATAAATCGATTCTATACAACTAATCAACACATCAACGGGATCGTTTGTGTCGGTCTTAGTCAGGGTTCCCATAGAAGGGTGTCTCAAAATAACACCAACATCAGATGTCAATGCTACTTTAGGATCGACTTTCTCGCCACGGACTAGTTTAATATCTTTTTCTAGATTAATTACGGTTGGGTGCGTTTCACCACACTCCTCGCATTTAAGAAGAATCTCAACTTCCTCTCCAATCGACTTAGATCTCAACATCAAAAAGATGTATTCAACATCATACGATGTTAAATCTTCTACAACGATATCATCTTCTACACATACGCTGATCAACTTTTTAAGAGAATCAAACGCTTGCTGTGAACTGTTGCCTTCTTTTGCCATAAGCAAAAGTTTTTCTTCTTTTACCAAGAAGGGTCTGTAACTAATAGTCTTTCCTGTCGAGGGAAGTTTTAGTTTATATGTGGGTGTCTCTAACTTTGGTAATGCCATAATATTTTATCCTTCTTTCAATTATAGATTGCTTGTCCAGCGTCTGAAGGAAAAATCAATGTCTGTTTTGACGAGAGCATCTCCTCCTGCACCAGATAATTCAACTGCGTTCACTGTCTTTGGAAATAAATCAAAAACACGAACCTTATAAACTTCTTTATTTTTTAAATCTGTCATTGTTATATCTAGCGAGTTACAGATATATTCATCATAGTAACCACATTGAAAAGTTTCCTCATCAATGATCGCTCTTTGCCACGCCTCGAATGCTTTTCTGACATTGAAGGTAGAATCCTCCAAGAAAACCATTTTAAGGTCTCCTTCATACACTCTCCCATAAGGCATTTCCCTATCAATACCTTGCAGTTTAACAGGATTGGATCCAATTGCACTTCCGGGAAGTGATACAGATTCAAGTCTGGCATTTAGTTTTTCACTGGTTCCACGATCAAATAACTGCGTCCCTGTTCGGGTCGATGAAAATAATATCTCATAGCGATGTGGGTATGCGACACCCGACTTTCCTATTTCCGATACAAACTTATTGACGTTGAAACCAAACATGCTCATTGTTTTTTCCTTTTATCTCTTCCCTGTTCTATACTTCTTTTTCTGCTATCCGACCATACAGTTCTCGGTGATCCACCTCTGAAAAATGTTTCAAATTTTTTAGATATATCACCAAGATAAAACTCACGCCACAAGGAAGGTTTCATTTCAATAACAACAGAACCCATACGATTATGTGTGTACTGTTTAATACAAGGGAATGCATGACGCATACTCCTTCTATATTTAGCAATAATTTTGTAGGTTATCTTGGATCTTGCATCTTGATTTTCAATATCATCATCCAAACGACTTATTAGGTTTTCTACCAGATCTTTTCTTAGTTCTGGTGGCAGATAAAAAGGATTAATGCCTAGCATGGTATTTGATCTTTGTTCTAAATTTATTGCCATAGGAAACATATGGTAATATGGAAGCGATTTTGTTCCTTTTCCTTCTGGATTTCGATACGAAAACATGTAACACTTACCAACGAACCTTCTGGATCGCGGAATGCCTTTTGGTTTTCTGATATCAACATCCGTCGAACCCAATTCTGGAGCAATCTCTTGCAAGAAGGATGCTAACGGTGGAGCAACTTTTCTTAATTCTTCATACAGCATTAGAATATTTCCTTTTCTGTTAGAATTTTAAAACACCACCCGCGTTCATGACAAACCTGCTCTGCTGCCTCCCATTTTGCATTATTGACGGCGAAGGTTTTTACCTCGGTCATATATCGGCGAGTAATCCTGCCGCTAGTAGGTTTATTTGGTTCTTTTGTTTGCTTTAATGGTTTGACTTCGATCATTATGGTTTCAATTTCTCCGCTTTTATTACGAAGTTCCACTAAGAAGTCTGGGTAATACCTGTGCCTTTTCCCATCAACAGGAGATACATAAGGTATACAGATCTCTTCTGATGCCCATGTTATGACATTGGGATTGTCATCAAAGAGTTTCATACATTTTCTCTCCCAGAGACTACGATATGTGATCTTTGTAGGATCTCCTTGATATTTATCTGGGCGAGTTGGTTTGTATTTTCCTTTGTATGCCATATACATATATCTAGGAGCATCACATGGCAGAAGAAAACTCATCCTTTTCGGTCGGAGAAAATTTAGATCTTGCAAGCGACTCAGTAGATGGTATGTTTGCGAGCAGTAGAAGAAGCGGTTCATTAAATTCCGTAACAAATGGAAAACCTTTATATTATCCATCAGACTTACTCGCAGCAGATAACCCAAACGCAGAAAATACAAATGGAATTGTTAGTTGGTTAGAATTTAGAATTTTCTTTAAACAAAACGGTAGTCTTAGTAGTGTTGTAAAGAAAACAAAATCAGGACTTGGTAATATCATTGCTGATGTGGCGAGTGGATTTGATCAAACTGACGAAACAGAGGGTGAAACTGCACAAACAATCCTAGAGAACTTACAATTTAGTGATGATGAAATCCAGAAATCAATTGCAACAGAAAGCGTCACTAGCGACACCCGACTCGGTAAGGGTACAGAAGAAACAAATGATTCTGTGTTTTTATATGTTCCGGGTGGCATAGAGTATAACGATTCTATGCAATACGAAGAGGTTGGTTTTGCTGGGATTAGAAATCTTTCAAGTGTTTCTGCCAGTGCAAGCACCGTTGCTCTTGGTGTACTTAAGAAATTAGCAGGAACAGTCGATAAAGCAGCAGGGGCGTTAGGACAAGAATCTTTAAACTCAGAACAAGCAATTACCGCAGAACTAGGTGTTGTCATGAACCCAAGAAAAGAACAAATCTTTCAGGGAATTGATATGCGATCATTTGTCTACAACTTCACATTCATTCCAAGAAATAAAGAAGAAGCAAAAACAGTCGCCGACATCATCAAAGTTTTCCGATTTCATGCATATCCAGAACTTTCTGCAAATAGTGCATTCTTCAACTTCCCATCTGAGTTTGAAATTAAGCACAGAGTCTATGACTCAACCGAAGGTGGGGCAGTAAAAGATAATCCAGTAGTCCCTAAACTCAACAGATGTTTCCTCGAAAAAATTACAACCAACTATACCCCTGATGAGGTTTACTACGCATTCAAAAATGGAATGCCTCCTAAGATCACATTATCGCTTTCGTTCAAGGAAGCAGAATATATTACAAGACAACATGTCAACGAAGGATTCTGATGTACTTTAAAAATTTCCCATCATTACAATATCCATCATCCGGTCAACTCGAAGAAGTTCAAGACATTTTACTTCGTGTCGGATTTTCATCCAAAGTAAAAGAAACAGCGGATACCTTTGTTTTATATAATATTCAGGAAGGGATGACTCCAGAAAGAATCGCTCAAGAAGTATACGGTGACCAACAATACTTTTGGGTTGTTTTATTATTCAATGATTTGATGGATCCACAATATAGATTCCCTTTACGGTCCAGATCTCTTGATGATTTTATTGCTAAAAAGTACCCATCGAAAACTCTCTTCATAACTCCAGAGGGAATAACACAAGAATTCTACAAGCACCCAAACCCATCAGACACAAGTATTAAAAACTTTGCCGAGGGCGACACCATTACATTATATCTCGGTAAGAGAAATAGTTATAAAGACACAGGACAAGATAAAGTTTTAGGTATCATCAAGCGATATATCCCAGAACAATCTGCATTGCAATTATATCAATTAGAGGGGACCATTAAACCCGGAGATACAATAGTCCGTGGACATGACAAAGAACTCCGGGCACAGGTCCGTAAGGTGATCGACAGTCGCTATGCTGTACATCACTTCGAGAACAATAGTGTTAACATAAACCCACTAGGGACTCCACCCGATGACAGCGGCAACCAAGTCCCGATTGGTCAAACCGGAGATGGATTTTCTTCCTTGCCTGTAGGCGTTACACAATGTGTTTTAGAGAATTATATTAATGACGGAGACACAACTTACATTGTAACAAATGAAGAATATGAATTTATTAAAAACGAAACAAACCGCAAGATTAGATTACTTAGTCCTGAACTACTAGAAAATGTGGTGAGAGAACTTCGAGAGGTTCTTAGTCAATAATGTCAGACTTTAACATAAAACCATCAGTTTCTCCGAGTGATAAGTACACGAAGTTAAATGACTTTGAATTGGTATCTCTTTTTATGGAGAGTGACTCTGGTGGTAAAGTTGATCTAAAAAACATATATCAAAATTTATCTTTTGTCGAAGACATTGACAGTTCGGCAATCTCTGGTTCCGTTCTAATCAAAGATGGTAATGATCTACTAAACACCTTTCCTATATCTGGACACGAATCGATAACTTTAGAATTTCGCACGCCGGGGATTGACTCAGATTTTATAAAACTAAAATTTAAAGTAGTAGAAGTTACGGACAGAGTTCGTTCTCCAAACGAAAGAGGAGAAGTGTATCGACTTCGATTTGTATCATCGACGGTTATGAAAAACAAGTCAACTAAAATATCGAAAGCATTCAAGGGAAAAATTAGCGATATAGTAAAAACTATTTACAGTGAATATATCGGTGGTAGTCTAGATGCTCAGGCAACTAAGAACGAACAAAAATTTGTTATTCCGAGATGGTCCCCATTCAAAGCAATAGAATGGTTAGCACTTCGGTCAATTCCCGCAAAAAGAAGCGATGAAACAAATTACTTTTTCTTTGAAACCGTAGATGGTCATCGTTTTGTGACACTAAGTCAGTTGTGTTCTGAAGAAAGTATTATTACATATTTTCAGGTTCCAGTTGGTCAGCGAGATGGCGATTCTGATAACATGTCTAGAAACTTTTCAAACGTAAAAGATGTCCGGATGATGAAAGTGAATCAAAAATTACAAGAACATATGGACGGGGCATTTTCTTCTGTACTTTACCAACATGATGTTACCACAAAGCAGTGGGGTAGAAAAGTCTACAATTATAATAATGATACTAATGTAAGACATATTACAGATAATCGTGTGACAAAAAACGATAGCATTTACACAACAACCCCAAACACAAATTTCAATCTAACCACAAAACAAACCGGACTAATGGGTGGAGATTATCCTAATGTACAAAATCACGAAGATTGGTTACAGCGTTCGATGTCAGAAAAATCACTTCTAGATACCATCAAGATAAGAATAAAAGTTGCTGGTAATTCTCTTTTGCGTGTCGGTCGAGTCGTTGAATTTTTTGTTCCAAAGGCAGCAGCATTAAAATCATCAGATACCGAATGGTATGATTCAAGGTTGAGTGGTAAATATTTAGTGACAACTCTACGACACACTATATCGCCAGACGGATATACGAACACTATGTTGTTGGCAAAGAATTCTTATGAAGTGGCAATTGCTGATAATTCAACATTCATGGGAACAAGTAACAATACACCAACAAATATAGTGGAGAAAAGATAATGGAATTTTTTGCAGGCAAAAATGGATTTATATGGTTTCAAGGTGTCGTTGAAAATAGAAATGATCCCGAGATGCTTGGTAGAGTTCAAGTTCGGTGTTTAGGTTTTCATACCGAGAATAAACAAGAACTCCCAAGTGAAGATCTTCCTTGGGCGTATCCTATTCAACCAATTACATCTGCTGCAATGAGTGGAATTGGAGAGTCACCAACCGGTCCCGTGGAAGGTACATGGGTGTTTGGTTTTTTCCGTGACGGTGACTCTGCACAAGAACCAATGGTGCTTGGAACACTTGGCGGTGTTCCTCTACAAAAAGCAAACCCTAACGAGGGGTTCAGCGATCCTTCAGGATACTATCCAATTGAAAGTTTACTTAACGAACCAGACACAAACAAAGTTGCTCGGGGAGTCGAAGAAGGAACTGTCGTAGAAAAGAAAAAAGGAGACATCGACAAGATGACTCTCGCCGGTGGAGTTGGTGGTGGGTCGGAAGTCGAGGAACCAGAAACGCCATTCAAAGCACAGTACCCCTTTAACCATGTAAAACAATCGGAGTCTGGTCATCTCCAAGAAGTTGATGATACTCCGGGTGCAGAAAGACTGCATAAATATCATAGATCAGGTACGTTTGAAGAGATCCACCCAGATGGTAAGCAGGTTATAAAAATTGTTGGTGACAAGTACGAGGTAGTTTTAAAAGATAACAATTTACATGTCAAAGGAAAATTAAACATAACAGTTGATGGTGATGCATCAATCTACTCGAAGGGGGACTGTACCCTACAGGTTGATGGTGATATGGAACAAATCGTGGGTGGTGACTTAACCATGAACGCAGGTGGAGAAGTGAAAATTACCGCAGGATCAAACGTAACAGTTCAAGGAAATTCAATTAGGTTAAATTAATATGGCATACGAGTTAGTTCAACAAATCATTAAAGATCTAAAAATTCGTAGAATCTTTCTACGTTTGTTTTATGATGGAACTCCACTTCCATTTAAAGCAGTAAGACCATTCAGTTACTTTGTTGACGATATCGGCGTAGAAATTTTTGGTGAAATTGATGATGTTACTCCTGAAATATTAAAAAAATTAAATGCAAATATCGAAGACATCCATGCGTACCTAACAGAAACTCAACCTCTTGCCGCAAGAGTAGAACCAAAAACTTATATTGCAGGCGATACTGAAACACAATTAGTTTCTTTTAATAGAGTAGTACCTACATTAGTCAATGAAGTAGTTAGAGGGATACAGGGAGAGGACGGCAAAGACGGCAATACCGGTGCTGGAATTTTTGACATAGGACTAAGTGGCGATGATCTAGTTATTGTGTTAGAAAAACCAGAAACCACTGGCACCGTTATAACAACAATTAATGCCGGAAAGGTTGTTGGAGGCGATGGAACAGCGGGAACAGCGGGAACAGCGGGAACAGCGGGAAACACTGGCACCGGTATAGAGGGAACCACCAAAGACGATGGTGGTAAGTTAGTTTTAGTTCTTGATACTGGTGCTACACTTAACACAGATATTCAAACTGGTTCAACTGGTTCGACCGGAAAAACAGGTGGGACTGGTACAACGGGAACGACTGGTACAACTGGTACGACAGGAACCACTGGTAATTCAGGAGAGACTGGTAAAACCGGAACGGGTATTTTTGGAGTTACATTTACCACTGGTGCTGATGCTGGTAAATTAGTTTTAATTTTAGATGATGGAATTTTAAACGAAGACGGCACAACTGGGACAACCTTAAATACAGATATTCAAACTGGTGCAACTGGTGGGACTGGTGTAACAGGAGGAACCGGTACAACAGGAACCACTGGTACAACAGGAGAAACAGGAACCACCGGTAAAACCGGCACCACTGGTACAACTGGAACCACAGGCGAAACTGGTACAACGGGAACCACAGGAACTACTGGCACAACGGGAACCACAGGCGAAACTGGTTCTACTGGTGAAACTGGTTCTACTGGTAAAACTGGCACGGGTATAGATGGAATTACTGTAAGACCAAATGATGGAACTCTGATTATAACAACAATTGATGCCGATGGCAATAAGACATCAGATAGTCTTGGTGTTGTTCGCGGTAACACAGGCGAAACTGGGGGTTCTGGTACAACCGGAGGCACGGGTACAACTGGTACAACTGGTGAAACTGGTTCTACTGGTGAAACTGGTTCTACTGGTAAAACTGGTACAGGAATCAAAGATACAACTTTATCTGGTCCTAATTTAGTTGTTACTCTTCAGGATGGTGATGGTAATGAAAGTGATATAAATGTTGGTGTTGTCGTGGGCGCAACCGGACTCAGTGGCACAACTGGTACTACAGGAACCACAGGAACAACTGGTACTACAGGGACAACTGGCACAACGGGAGAAACTGGCACAACGGGAGAAACAGGAACCACCGGTAAAACCGGCACCACTGGTACGACAGGTACGACTGGCACGACTGGCACGACTGGCACAACCGGTGAGACTGGCGAAACTGGGGCGACAGGATTTACTGGTAAAACTGGTACTACAGGAACAACCGGTACAACAGGAACAACCGGTACAACAGGAACCACTGGCGAAACAGGAACCACTGGCGAAACGGGTGAAACAGGAAGCACTGGTAAGACTGGTGTGGGAATTAAAGATCCAACAATAAGACCTAACGATGGAACTTTAATTGTAACACAAGTAAGTAACGATGGATTTGAATCATCGGTAAATATTGGTGTTGTTCGTGGTAATACAGGTGAAACTGGTACAACCGGAACGACTGGAACAACTGGAGTCACCGGAACTACTGGCACAACAGGAACGACTGGTACAACGGGAATCACTGGTACGACAGGAACGACTGGTACAACGGGAACGACTGGTACAACGGGAACGACTGGTACAACTGGTAAGACAGGGACCACCGGGACCACTGGAATCACTGGCACAACAGGAACCACTGGTACAACGGGAACGACTGGTGCAACTGGTAAAACGGGGACCACCGGGACCACTGGAATCACTGGTACAACAGGAACCACTGGTGCAACTGGTAAGACAGGGACCACCGGGACCACTGGAATCACTGGCACAACAGGAACCACTGGAACCACAGGCGAAACTGGAACTACAGGAACTACTGGTACAACAGGAACTACTGGTACAACAGGAACCACAGGAAGCACTGGTACAACAGGAAACACCGGATCAAACGCAGTCTTTAAACTGGGAGTTCCGTATGGTATCGTTGACTATCTTGAATTTGATGTTATTACGCCCGCAGCGTCATCTTGCAACGATGGTGAAATGCGGATATTTGCCGATTCAAATGACGGTCTGATAATCTTTGGAGACAACGACCTTAATAATAAAGGTGTAACTTCATTCTTCCTAGAGTTAGGAAACACCGGGCATGGACTACCACCGTATGTTGATAATGAAACTTTCATAGCAGACCAAAGTTACTATGATGGTTACACCTTTGGAGTTCCTAGAATTGTTACCGAGATTGTACAAGCAGGTTCTTCTGGTACAACATTTGGGCATGGTGAGATCCGCAACCTTTTTATGAATAATACTATCTTCGGAACTTACCTTCAACTCAATCTAACCACCAAAGTAGCAGGACGACAAATAAATTCGGGAGATCGAGTTCGTGTCTTTGGTTTGACTGCCGGTGGAATGTATGTTGGTATTACAAATGACGGAGCAACTGCGGCGTTCTATATCAATACCACTGCGATGGGTAAAGCAGGAAACTTAGGCACTGATGTAACAACCTCCCTTGATCAACTTACCGCAGGCGATAAATTCCACGTTGATTCTACCGTTAACGAAAACAGTTTTATACAAGGAACAATATCCAACGTCATAACACCCACAATCATAAATGATTCGGGCGACGATGGCGATGATCTTGACTTTCCACCATCGGAAAATATGTTCCGAGTTGTTGAAATAAATGAAAATATTTCAATCGGTCCCGGACATGGCGGAACATTTACACCGGGGGAAATTGTAGTTCCATCCCCAATTGGTATCACTCGCTTTACTGGTGTAACCGGGAACACTGGTGAAGATGGAGTAACAGGTGCAACCGGCAAGACTGGATCAGGTGTCACAGGATTTACAATTGACCAAGATGGTAATCTCGGATTCACCGCAATCGACCCAGACGGAAACGAGTCAACAGTTACCCTTGGAAAAGTCAAGGGAGCGAAGGGTGATGCAGGTGGGTTGGATGCGTTTGATACTACTCTCTGGTTAACTCTTGGCGATCAAGTAAGCAACCCTGCATTGACCTCAGTGGGGGGTTCGGATGGGTTTTTCAGTTATCAACCCGAGACAAATACATCAGGCAATGAACCAATGGTCGATGGTGAAAAATACTTCTTTGCCTTTGGCGCACGGTCATCAGGACTTGGAGAATTTGAATCATTCCCACAAAATGCGAATGATAGTGGTGCCGCTGCCGAAACATGGGCAAAAATTTTCTCCACTGGATGTCAGGTACGACTAATGAAGGTTGCGGTGGACAATTTGTTTTCTCCGACCATTGCTGGATCATCTCTAGGTGTAAATGATACATTTGTAACACTCTCGGTACACTCTCCCGGTGCGATTACATTTGATAACCCCAGTGATTCTGACGGACAAGCAAACGCATTTGGATTTACCGCATCAGTTGGAATCACTGGTTCCCTTCTGGGTGCAGACCAACCCGGCGGAACACTTGGTGGTGGATATGTTAAGTTCAAGAGTTTCATTACCGCTGGTAGATCTGGCGCACCCGGTGATGATGGCGACCCCGGTCCCACAGGAACAACAGGCACAACTGGTACGACTGGTTCAACCGGCGAGACTGGTTCAACTGGTTCTACTGGTTTGACAGGCAAAACTGGTGCTAGAATTACTGGGTGTGTGATTAATGTTGATGACACTGAAATTGATTACGCAGACGGTGGAGATAGTCAAGGAAATTATGACCCCGGTCTCGGGTTCCCCGGTCAACCCGAGGAGGCGGGTGTGGGTATTACACTCTCACAAGACTTCCAGTTCACTATTACAGATGAAGATGGTGGTACAACTCCTCTAAATGTAAATAATGTTCAATCCCCTTTCAGGATTCCGGGAAGTCTTCTTTCTCACGCCTCCGGAGCAGGTGGGTTATTCAACTCAGTATTCTTTGGTTCTACCGCACCACCAAAGGGCGACTTTGATGTTGATTACTCTTTCAGTGGAAGTGATCCAACAAAACCAACAGGGTACTCAGTAAAATCAGAAACCCTGACCACCCTTTCCGGTCTATCTGGACCAACAAGTGATTTGTTCTTTGTGTTTACTACAGGACACACTGATGACCAACCACTTATCTTCAATGGCATTACAATGGATGTCGAAACTGGATCAGTTGGTTTCAAATATGGTATCAACAACACCATTGGTATAACCCTTGAAGACGGAACATTCTTCAACTCAACCAATCCGTTTGTTCACAACATTGAGGGGAGAACGGGAACGATCTATCTTGATGCTGGTCTTACCATGTTTACCCGTGGTGCAAACGGACTTCCCGGTGGACCTGCAATTAAGGTTGATGAAACTGCCAAACTTCATGTCGCTGGTATTTCTACAGATGCCGGAATCACCTTTGCAGACGGAACTCATGTAAGCACTGCGTCTGGTCTTGTTGGAGCAACTGGAGCAACTGGAGCAACAGGTGCGGCAGGTAACAATGGTACAAATGGCAACACTGGTGCAACAGGGTCGGCAGGTAATAATGGTACAGATGGCAACACTGGTGCAACAGGGTCGGCAGGTAATAATGGTACAGATGGCAACACTGGTGCAACAGGTGCAGCAGGCAATAATGGTACAGATGGCAACACTGGTGCAACAGGTGCAGCAGGAGATGCAGGTGCCGCTGGTGCGACAGGATTCCCTCCCGGACTTCCTTACATTGCACTGACAGGCGCACTTGATGCAATTAACGCTGCCGGAAAATCTAAATTCCTATCAAACTCTGCTTCTTTCTTTAACACAGACAGTGATGGTTCGGGACTAACTGGATACTTTAATGGTGCCACTCGCGGTCGGTTGCATGTAGTATCACAAACCAACCCATCGAGTTTCCTTCTTTATGATTACATAAGTGTTGCTGAAGCATCCAACATATACACATTTACTGGATCTGTAGTTGCCGACAATGGTTTCAATCTTGGAATTTCACCTTTCAATACCGGCAACTGTAGAATATTCTATGTAAATGATGGAGCAACAGGATCAACTGGTGCAGCAGGTAATAATGGTACAAATGGCAACACTGGTGCTACAGGTGCAGCAGGAGATGCAGGTGCCGCTGGTGCGACAGGAGCAACTGGTGCAGCAGGAGAAAATGGTGGAAATGTTGCACACTTTGTAATCCAAGCATCATCTGGTATTTCTTCGGGTGCTAAGACAACAGCGTTACATTATGTTCCGTTCACATCAACTGCAACACAAGCAGGGATTCGGACAGGAAGAACAGGTGGAATCACTGCTTCGTTTGTCGTGGCAAATTACGGAGATCCGTTTGGAGATCCGACATCATCGACCAGAACAATTGCTACAGTTAATGCCGCAACCGCGTCACATGGAGCAACTACATCTACTATGAGTAGTGCATCCATTACAGCAGGAAGTTATATTTACATGAACATCGATGGAATATCATACCCCGGTATAACAGGGATTCAGGGATTCTTAGTTTATGGGAGAGATTGATAGATGGCACTGACTAATTTTTTCCTATCACCAGATGGAGCAGGATCGAAAGACGGTTCGGATATCGATAACGCATTCCAAGCGATTACCAGTGGAGATTGGACCTCTAGTCTCGATTCACAGACATTGCAAGATCGAAAGTGGATATGGTTAGGGGGAACGTACAACTGTACGACTCAACTTGTTACTTCGGCAACTGCTCCTACTGCTGCCGCACCAATGCAATGGGTTGGTGCTGATTCGTCTGGTAATATTCTTCGTCCAAAGTTTGATGAAACTGGTATGAGTCTAGATCTTACCAACTACCCAAAATTTATTTGCAGTGAAAATGTAGAAATGATTTTCACCCATGAACATACTTCGTATAAGTGTTTATCTTTTGAAAACACAAGTGCGTCTTTTAGTAAAAGTGGTATCATAGAAAATACCGCTGGTGATCTTGATGTTCAATTATGGACTGGTTGCTTTTTCAAAGTCGCAACATCAAACAGCACTGGTGTCGAGGTCTTAACAATGAGTAACTCAAATTTAAGCATGTGTGAAGTTGTGTTGGATTCCGGACCATTTTCTTCCTTGGCACGCTTACTTAGCGGTGGAATGTGTGAGAATTGTCGCTTCAGGGGACCGGGGACTTCGTCCGATAGTGGAAACGAGGGTGGTATGAGGATAAATAGTGGTAATATTAACATAACAAACACGGTAATTTATAATGTTCCGGGATCAGGTATATTCCATGAAAGCACAAACGATAGACAGTCAATTCAAGTTCAGGGTTGCTCTATTATAAACTGTGGTGAAAATGGTATCGATACCACCAGTATAGACGGTACAAACATTGCATCAAGAGGAGCGGCGATGGAGTGTTGTATTATTTTTAACTGTGCAAATGGAATCGTTGCCGCTGCTGAAGATGGCAGGCAACCCGGCGCACAATACGCTGCGATGGGATCTAACACTGCTAACTTTAGCAACATGGATTCATATGAAGACTTCGTTGATGTCGTTGCAATCACCACTGCTGATTTTGTTGATTATGCCAACAATGATTTCAGAATTAGAAGAGACTCTGTTTTATATAAGATTTTGGGAGGTAAGAATATGGGTGCGTTACAAAATGAAGATTACGAATTTGTGGGTGTATCATGAAACCAGCAGCAAGAGTAGGTGATCAGTGTGCTGGTCAGATAGTCACAGGAGCAAATTCTGTTTTTATAGAAGGGATGCCTGCCGCACACCTTGGTAGCATGGTTTCACCTCATCCATATAAAGATCACATTCACACCGTGAGTATTGTCACAGGTTCAAACAGTGTTTTTGTGGAAGGAAAACCACTCGCCCGACTAGGAGACCAAGCGGGATGTGGAGTACATAAAATAACATCAGCAGCAAGTTCTGTTACAGGAGATTAAATATGCCAGTTTTTACAAGACCACTATTAGACGTTACAGGATGCGACATTCCGTCGCTCGATTTATCGACCGCCGAGAAATCAATCATGGAATTGGTTGGTTCTGAAGATGGTGCATTTCAAAATCCAATCGAAGACGCGATGAGTAGCGTTCAAGGTTCTATTGGGAATGCTCTCGCAGGAATCAATACCGGTCTGGGTGTTACCTTCACTGATGGTAGCGGTAGTCCAGTAACCGACGCGAACGGGAACCCACTGACCACTTTTGGATTTTTATCACAGGAACTAGGAACACTCAACGGACAAGTTGATTCCTTCAGGATTCATAGCGACCGACTCAGTGGGGTGAGTATCGCAGATGCCTTTGGTTCTGACACATATGGACCCGGTGGTATCCAAGGCGAGTATCCCGGTCTAGGTGGTCTTCACTCCGTTGCATCACAATTCAATACACTAAAAGAAACATTAAGGGATCCTGCTCAGGCGGCAGAGGATCACTACTCCCCCATCTTCAACAGTTTGTTTGGACCGGGAGATGACATGATGAGATCCATACAATCTCTGGTAGACGGAGACGTTGCAAACTTTATGACAAATTTCCCAACCGGAGGAAATGATTCCCTCGCAGAACTTTCATCACTCGGAGCAAACATTGCAGATCTCCAAGCAAGTATTCCAGCGTTAATCAACGACGATAATCTACAATTTGAGTTCGCATTGGACTTTATTGCAAAACAAACAACCGGACTTAGCGTTCTATCCATGTTGGATGAACCATGTTTCGGAACTCGCCTGTTAGGAAAAATAGGTAGTCCAGATTTTAAAGGTATTGCTGGTTTATAAAGCATAGATACTAAGACATGGCAAAATATAGCGACATAGATTTAAACTTTTTGAGGAACCCCGTCACGAACGATGTGTCTATCCTTCAGGATGCTGCGTCTATTAAGGCGGCGGTGAAAAATTTAATTCTGACAGATGCAGGTGAAAGACCATTCAATCCGACACTGGGTTCTTCTATCCGAGGACTTTTATTTGAACCAGCATCGCCAATTATTGCGAGTGAAATTGAAGCAAGAATTAGAACTGTTCTAAGAAACTTTGAACCTAGAGTTAAGATACTTCAAGTTAATGTCGTAGCAATATTTGATAGAAATGAATTTGAAGTAACTATTGGATTTAGAATGACTGGCGATACGAGAACTACGGTAGTTCCAATAACACTTAAGAGGTTAAGGTAATGGCGACAAACAGAAAAAACTTATCAGTTAACTCTATAGAATTTGAAGATATTAAAACGAACCTAAAGAATTTTCTCAAAGGTCAAACCGAGTTTAAAGACTACGACTTTGAGGGATCTGGTATGGCAGTCCTCATTGATCTTCTTGCATATAACACATACTACCAAGGTTTTTACAACAATGTCGTCGCTAACGAAATGTTCTTGGACAGTGCTGTCAAAAGAGCATCAGTGGTATCACTTGCAAAGAGTCTTGGTTACACACCAAACTCAAAAACCGCACCAACAGCAATTGTAGATGTGACTCTCGCAGAAGATCCAGTATCCAATATTCTCCTTCCGGGCGCACAATTCATTACAACCGTGAACGGCAAATCTTTTACTTTTGTAAACACAAAATCAGCAGAAATTAACTGGACAAGTGCAACCACTCCGGCGATCACAAATCTAAACATCAAAGAGGGATCTCTGTCTAGTGCAACTTATGTTGTTCCTGACACCGATAACAATAGAAAGTATAAAATCAATGATATCGACGCTGACATATCCACAGTAAGTGTAAGAGTCCAAAACTCCCAGACAGATACCACTGGTCTCACAGACACATGGTCGAGGGCAGGTGATCTCACTGAAATAACCAGTTCATCAAAAACATACTGGATAGAGGAAAACACATCCGGAGAGTTTGAGATTTATTTTGGCGATAATGTTATTGGAGAAAAACTAGAAACGGGCAACCTAATAACAATCACATATTTAATTACAAATTCCACTGCTGCTAATGGGGCGGGAAATGGAGATAGTGCAACTAGTAGAGCGTTTAGTTACCTTAATGCGGCAAACACCGTAGAAGTTAAATCAATTGCCTCTGGAGGAACTGATTTAGAAACAGTTGATGCTATCAGATTTAAAGCACCCAGAGCATTTACCTCACAGAATAGAGCAGTGACAAAAAATGACTACTCATCTCTTGTAGAATCGAACTTTACTGGTTTTGATTCTGTCTTCGTGTATGGAGGAGAAGAAGCAGATCCGCCAACATTTGGAAGTGTGTTTATAGCACTCAAACCCAGTATTGGTACAATTGTCAGTGACGCTGTTAAAAATGAAGTAAAAAATTTCTTAAAGACAAAAGCAGTTTTATCAATCACTCCTACTATTGTTGATCCAGATTACACTTATCTTAGATTAACAGCGGATGTTCTTTATGATAGCACAAAAACAACATTATCGGTAGATTCGATCAGTGCTGCCGTTCGTAGTAATATAATCACTAATCTACAAAACAACTTAGGAAAATTTGATCAATCCTTCGCAATATCAAAACTTCTAACAGATATTGATTCTGCATCATCCGCGATTGATTCGTCCGCAATTGAAGTGTTGATGGAAAAAAGAATTCTTCCAACATCAATCAAAAATGTATCATATATTCTGTCTTTCGGAAATTCGATAGATCACCCACACGATGGGCATAAAAATGTTGTTACCTCTAACACGTTTAGATACTTAGATCCAACGGACAGCGTAACCAAGGACGTTTTTGTAGGAGATGATGGATTTGGAAATATATCTTTCTTTACCAAAGACGGTGTTACTAATGTATTAGTTTTACAGAATGCTGGAACAGTTGATTATGGAAATGGGATTGTTAGGATAGATCAAGTTCAAATATCCTCTCCTGTAGATTCCCCAGAAATCAAAATATTTGCAGTAGCAAAAAATCAAAGATATGTTTCTGTCCGCGACAAAATTATTTTTAATGATTACGCCATTGACACCTCTGCCATAACAATCAGAACAAACGGTATTGTTCAAACCACATCAACCAGAAGTTCAACTTCAAGCACTCTCGGATCCTCACAGACGAATTCGTCTAGCACCTCAACGTCTAGCAGTTCAAGTGGTTCTGGGTATTAATAGGAGATAACCCGTGCCTTTAAACATTTTTGGTGGGTCACTTCTCCTACCGTTAAGAATTGATGGATACACTTTTGATAAACTTCCGTATGATCCGGCAGTTGATGAACGCTTTTCTACACAACTAAAAGACCAACTTCCAGATTTCGTTCTAGAAAACTACGAGACATTTGTTCAATTTGTAGAAGCGTATTATGAGTGGTCTGAGCAACATGGAAACCCAAGAGCAGAGGGTGTAAGATTAGGAACATACAGCGATATTGATGAAACACTTGATAGTTTCTTAGAATATTTCCGAAACACATATATCAAAGATTTCCCTTATCAGTTGGCAGACGGCACCAACGAAAAAACTCTAATCAAAAATGTTGGACACATGTATAAAGCAAAGGGTTCCAAAGCATCCTTTGACTTATTATTTCGTGTTCTGTTTAACACAACAATTGAAGTTGACTACCCCAAAGATAGAATTTTAAAATTATCTGCAAGCACTTTTGATGACAGACAGTTCATAAGAATTGCTCCTATGTTTTCTGTAGAAGAAGCACTAACAATAAAAAATAGTTTACTTGTTCAGAAAAGTCCAATAAATAAAGAAATCTATGCGACTGCTTTAATTGATAATGTCAATTATGTACATGAGGGATCGGTTGATTTCTTCTCTCTTGCTGTACAAGACATATCAGGAACTTTTACAACAGAAAACCCAGTAGAAGTTACCACATCAGGGTCAACCTCTGCGGCATATACCATTCCAGTTTTACCAACTCTCGATTCTTTAAGAATTAATACAGGCGGAACGGGGTATGAACTTGGTGATGATGTTACAGTCAGCGACCAATACGGAAACGCACTACTGAGAGCAAGTATCAATAACGTCGGACCACGCGGAGATATTCGTGGGTTCGAGTACAAAGAAAACTTTGGAGTATATCGATCAAACGAAAGTCTTGCATTTTCCTTTGAAACTTTCAGCGGAACAGGTGCAAGTTTATCTGGTCTAGGTGAAGTTGTTCTTACTGATGGACCTGACACATACAAAGATGATACCGGAAAACTTAGTGGTCGTTCCTTCATACAGGATAGTTTCTTCTATCAAAACTATTCTTATATTATCAGAGTCAATAAGAGTTTACAACAATTTGCCGACGCAGTTCGTCGCTTAGTTCACCCATCAGGAACTTTGATGTTTGCGGAATACATCAACGAGGTTTCTATGTCTGGTGATGCGGGAGTGACTTCAGATTCGTTCACAAGACACACTCCGATAATTGGTCACTACTTACCACACACATTCGGGACCACCATTGACCCAAGAGGATTTACATTCACAACCGGTGCAGGTTCAACTTTCTTTGATTTTTATCCCCTTGGATATAATGGACAAGATGGAAGCACGACAGAAGACTTTTTCCAACTCGCACTTTCAAGTGGAACATATGGAACTCCTCACCTTTTTCCTGAAAATGAAATCATACACGCTCCAGACACAATTCGTGTTAGAAATCATAACGCATCGTTCGTTTCCCAAAGTGCCGAATGGGATAAGGCAGAAATCAATAGAATTCAGGCGGGCGGAGCATTTGGATGTACAGGATACATCGGAGCAACATCAGATTCAAACGGAGAACATGTCGGTTTGTTTGGATTTTTCCCCGTAGGAAGTTCAAGAACAAACACCATAAACACCAACAGCACCAGATTCGGAACATATGTCAAACACTATGGAGGTTATACTTCCCCAAGTGAGACCAGTTTGTCTGGTGGATTCTCTGGTGGACAAGTTACTATGGTTGGTGGGACCGACTCCGCAACTGCTGATTACTGGATTGTACACAGACACCCTGCTCACCTTGAGTTACCGACTTTGGGTCCGACCGGCGAAAGAAATATTGTTAGTATTCCAATGAAACCAGTGCTAGTTGGGAATGAAACCATATCCACAATCACACCAACGACTGATGGATATTATTATAATATAGGAAGAGGACTTACTCTAAACGGAACACCATATCAAATTGGAGAAGTTGTAACACAAACTAGAAACAATGAACCAATCGCAATAGGTAGAGTAATTAATTACACTGCATCAGCATCCCACCAAGGGAACGGCGAACAATATTTCAATATAGGAATTGACACATTAAACATTGAAGTATTGAATGGTCGGTTTACAAAGGGTCTGTTAGCGGCAGACTTCAACCAAGATGGCAAAGTAGATGGAGCAGACCTTGTAGGTGTTCTCTCTGCATACGGAGATACTGGTGGAACCGCCGATCTTAACAAAGATGGATTGGTGGATGGTGGAGATCTCGCTCTTCAATTATCGGCATGGTATCAGACACCAACACCAATAATTGGTGAGACTTCAGGTGGAGCAAGACTCGTCGATCCCTCATTCGATGGCACACTATATACTAGTATAACGCATGATACAAGTTGGATGGATGTTCCTATCAGCATAATGGTAAACGATATCGAATACAGTAATACAACAAACTGAAAGTAATATGGCAGATCTATCAAGTAATCTTAAAGTTTTTCTCGCACGCGAACTCCAGAGACAATTTTCGTCTTTAGATAATAGCGTTGCTTTATTCATTTCTGGTGCCAGTAGCACTACCACTAAGGGTTCTCTTGCTAGTGGACTAGTGGATAATAGTATTGAAAAAGAACTAGACACCCGAAGACAACTACAAACTGCCAAAATATTAACCGACTCCTCAATCGCATTGATGATCCCACGGGTCAATTGGACATCAGGCATAATCTATCAAACCTATTCACTTAGTGCGGATAATTCAACTAGAAACTTTTACGTTTATACAACAGATGGAAATATCTACGTTTGCATCTCCAATGGTGGAGGAAAACAATCATTAGAGGAACCAACCAGTACAGGAACTAGTTTAGAATATCTCGGAAACGGATATGTTTGGAAGTTTATGTGTAAGGTTCCATCTGATCTTATTGATTTTATAGACTCCGAATATATTCCAATTAAAGAATTACCCATATACGACAATAAACCGTTTGCATATGGTTCCGAAGACAAACAATTACAATATGCGGTACAGTACACTTCTAGTGGGAGTGTTGTTGACTCTATAGATGTATCTACACAAGGAAGTGAATATGCCCAAACGATAAAATCATCGAATGGTCATATAGCAGTCCGCTCCGACATAAACACTGTTACCCTTGATAACCGAGCAAGCGGAAGCAACGACATATACAATGAATACACGATTAGAATAGTAAATGGAACTGGTGTTGGTCAGTTTAGAAAAATTACAGCATATGATGGTTCACTGAAAATAGCAACCGTAGAATCAAACTGGAGTGTTCTCCCAGATTCTACTAGTTTATATGAAATAATTCCCACAATCAATATAACAGGTGACGGCACCAATGCAACTGCCTTTGCAAAAATGCATTCATACGCAGCAAACACAATAGACGCAGTAGTCGTTGCAAATGGAGGTTCTAATTATAGCACTGCCTCCGCCACGGTTTCTCCAACAGCAAGTCCTACTGCAACTGTTCTTTCTGTTTACGTCAATCCCATTGGGGGTGTTGGTCGTGATACTGTTTTTGATCTTCTGGCAAAAAGAATTTCTATTCTTATAAAAATCGATGGAAGAGAAAATTTTCGTGCCGTTCTTGGAAATGACTATAGAGAGTATGGACTTTGGTTGTCTCCCAAAATTGGAGCGGGTTACACAAAAGCAGGAAAAATTGCTGGAACTGATGCATATATCAGAACCACTGTAGATCTAGAGTCAAGCACCGGACAAACATTTGATGATATATTCACATCGGGTGGAGAATTTTTATTCGGAACCGAATCTTACAATACCGGCAAAGTTGCAAACGTAACGAATGCATTTACAAAATTTAGTCCCACTCTTGGAAAAGTTATACTAGATGGATTAAATTCTAGACTAAAAAACGGAGAAACCATTCACACGTTTACAACAGACTCCTCTTCGGGTGGGTATACCTTTACTGGAAAAACGGCAAAAGTTAAGAACACTTTATTAGAGGACTCTATTAGATCTTCCTTCACTGAAGTATACAGGTGTTCACATAAACTAGGAGTTAGTAGAACAGATGGATTCTCATTCGATCCCGGAACACCCTACACATCCATACCTTTCGATGCAGCAGCAACTGGGGGTAGTGGTGGGAGAGGAATCGTCCTTGATTTCACCAACATAAATGGTGGCAGTGGGGATGTTTTCTTAAGTAATGTTGTTTCCGGATCTTCATCTAATACAACCGGTTTTATTGCTGGAGAAACTTTAGCAGTAAATAATTTAGAACTAGATATTACTAGTGTTTCTCCCCCAGAATTGAATTTGTTTTCTGGGAAAATGTTATACATAAATGATATAGAACAAGTAACAAGGAACGCAGAGCAACTTGATTTGTTTAAAATTAATTTTGACTTCTAAGGAATAAAATGGCAAAATCATATAGAAAAGACTTCCACGGCAAAAATCCATATTACGATGATTTTGATCCAAACAAAAAGTTTGTACGAATCATGTCTCGTCCCGGTTATCCTCTTCAAGCGAGAGAGGTTACTCAATTACAGACTATTCTCCAAAATCAAATTGAAAGAATCGGTGATCACTTCTTTGAAGAAGGAGCGTCAGTTCGCGGTGGAGAAATCACAGAGTCGAGTGGTATTGCTCTACGACTAAACAGTACCTCTTTTGATACAGAAACACTAAAAACTTTCCGTAACAAAACAATCAAAAACGTAACAACTGGTGTTGAGGCAAGAGTTATTTCTTACTCTGATGTAAGTCCTGACCTGACAGACGACAATAGTCAAATTCTTTTTGTTAATATGTCAACATCTGGTTCATTTTCTGCTGGAGACAAGTTGGTGATTTTAGGGACTCTCCCTGAAGTTTCGGTTGAACTTGTCCCCTCAACGAACACCGCCCCGGCGGTCAGTGTTGCTACCAATATTATCGGCATCGGATCTGGTATATACTATGCTGATGGTTTCTTCATAGAAACAAACAGCGAGACAATTGGTATCGCTGGTGTCACCGCGACATATAGAACTTTTGAAAACCCCTCAGCATCTGTTGGTTTTCAAATTAAAAGAGATCTTATCAGTTCTGAGGAAGATGATAGTCTCAAAGACCCCTCCTTTGGTTTTTATAACTTCAACTCACCGGGAGCAGATCGATATAAAGTAAGTCTTGAACTAAGCACGAAAGAAATCTCAGGTGAAGGTTCTACTTTTGAAAGTGAAGATTATTTTGAAATCATGCGAGTTATCAATGGCGAAACAACAAAACAAATTCGCTATACCGACTATGCAGTATTTGAAGATACTCTTGCAAGAAGAACATTCGACGAGTCAGGAAACTATACGGTAAGACCTTTCCAACTTACCACAGCAACACACATAGAAGCATTTGGTGTGTCCAGTAACGGAACCAAGCACGCAATTAAACTTGGAGCAGGCAAAGCATATGTTGGTGGATATGAATTTGAAACGATTGCACCAAGATATATCGCAGTTGATCGAGGACTTGATAAAAACATTGTCACTCAACAAATCCTCTCAACTCCACTGACCAATTATGTAAATGTTCTCAGAGACTCATCTTTTGATTGTCTTGTTTCTGGTGATAACCAAACAAGAGAAACATTCACAAAGAACAAAAAAGGTATCGTTCAAAAAGTCAATGATCTTGGTGGGTTACAAATTACAACCAATATCGGAACCTGTAATATCAGGACAATTGAAGAGGACACGGCAGGAAACATAAAACTCTATCTCTTCAATATTAACATGACTGATGGGAAGTTTTCAGACTCAACACACATCGCCATAGATGATGGTAGCACAGATGATAACACACAGAGATATAGAATTGGCATTGAAGATACTGAAACTGCATTAGAAGATATTGGTTCTTCGAGACAAATATTCAAAGCACCAATTGGTTCTGGTTTAATCAGAGCATCGGGTTCTGGTGGGTTAAACTCCTCGTTCCTAGTCAAGAAGGCATACCCCTTTGATATGAGTTCTGGTAGTGTAACGATTACCTCAACCAAACCATTCCTCCCACCAACAAGATCATCATATTCAATTTTCTATAGTACAAACTCATCCGGTGACGGTGCAACTCTAATGAACATCGGTACTGATATGGAATTATCAGTTTCAAACAACCAAGCAAACCCAGTTCTTACCATAACAAAGGGTTCAAATATTCCCGATAGCGGTAAAGGAACAGTTATTGCTTCACAACAATGGCAGTCCGATGCAAGTTCTGACGTAGAAAATAATATCAGAACAAAAACACTGGCGGATGGGGCGAGAAGTGGTGTTACCGGCGATCCCAAAACTGGAATTGTAAAACTCGCACACGCAGATGTTTACTCCATGACCACGATCAACGATGGTCAACGTGATGTTACTAATAGTTTTGATCTAGAAGTAAACTCCGGAATTGATGCATACCGAAGAAGTAGAATTGTACTTAAAGCAGGTGCAACTTGTGCGGTGGATGCCGATGGTAATCTAAATATTAACTCCGCCACATATAGATATTTTTCACACTCTGGAGACGGACCATTTACGGTGGACTCTTATCCACTAGAGCAAATAAAATATGATGATATTCCAACATTCACCGATACTGAAACAGGAGAAACCTATAGTCTAGCAGATGCCTTTGACTTTAGACCTGTTACAACAGATGAAGAAGATACGTCGTTTGATAACGGATCTGGTGGTTCACAGGTAGTTGCTTTCAATAACGGAATTATTCTTTCTACCGTCTCATATGAACATTATCTTAGTAGAGTGGACAGCGTTGTTCTAGATAGACAAACTAGAGAATTTAAAATTATACAGGGTGTGTCTGCTGTTTCACCCAAAGCACCTGAAGTAGATCCCCTCAATATGAACATTGGTGATCTCAATGTTCCACCATATACTAGGTTCTCATCGGACATAAAATATCGATATATTGATAATCAAAGAACAACAATGAGTGAAATTAATGAGTTAGAATCCACCACACAATTCGACTCATATTTCACCTTCAAAAACGATCTAGAACAAGAAGCACTAAACCGTGCCCAAAACTTCCGATCATCAAGAACAGCATTTTCAGATGGTATCTTTGTTGACACGTTCCTTGGACACAATAATTCTATAACGTCAAAAAGAGATCACAACTGTTCAATAGACACAGAACAGGGAGAACTTCGCCCAGCATTTGAATCAACATTTATCCGAATGGGAATTACTGGTGCTAGTCTCGGTGCCAATGTAGAACGAACCAGTGATAATATTTACCTCCCCATCAGTTCACAGGTGCGATATACATCCAACCCATTAGCAAACGATGTGATTAGTGCAAACCAATTCTCTGTCGCAGACTATCTTGGAACAGTGACATTATCACCAAGTAGTGATAACTTTTTTGCTCAATCACTCAAACCAACAGTAATTGTAAATACTGTTGGTGAGGCGGATAACTGGGAGACATTTATCAATGCGTACCAGAGAGGTAGATCAAGTGGTTTTGGTTCTCAATGGAAAGATTGGGAAAGTCTTTGGTTCGGTTCTCGTAAAAGAAACGATATTAATATCGAACACGAATCATCCGGGAACGAATACACAAATCCCAGAAGATCATCATATGTCTCTAGAGTTCTTTCTGATAAACTGATTAAAAAGATCGGTAATAAAATTGTAGATTTAAGTGTCGTTCCATTCGCAAACAATAGAACTGTTGAATGTTTTATCGACAACCTGAAACCTTTAGCAACCCACTATGTCTACTTCGATGGTCAATTTAAAAGAACTCTTGTAACAGACGTAGCAGGATCTGCTACTGGTATAACCTTTAGTATTCCATCAAGAACACACCTCACTGGTAAAAAATTAGTCAGAATTAGTGATGTGAACGATGGTTCAGTTGCCCTTGCAACATCAAGTGCAGATGCAATATATTATGCTGAAGGATTATTAGAAACGAAAGAAGGAGACTCTTACTCTGTACGACCAGCGATTACTAGAAGAAAAGCAAGCAACGTGGATGATGTCTCTAGTGATTACTATGAAGCAAACTCCGCAGACAACCTATCAAGAAGTTTCAATTCACAAACACCATTCGCACAAGAAATTTTTGTGGATCCAACAAACTATCCAAATGGAATCACTCTAAAGGATGTTGAATTATTCTTTTCATCGCTTCCCTCTGGATCATTGGATACAAGAGATCCTGTCAAGGTTCATGTGCGACCCATGTATAATGGTTCTCCACATCCATTTAAAGTTCTTCCTTTCTCTGAGGTAACTGAAACAAATATCATCAGAAATAGAGCAGAAGATACACAAGGGAGCGGAACAACCTTTACCTTCTCTACTCCTGTTTATCTCAAACCAAACACAAGTTATGCGATATGCGTCAGTACAAACGCGGACTATAAACTATGGTACGGTGAAGTAAACGAACAAGCGGTAAATGGGGAAGCAGGATTATTTAGTGCAACACCTCAAACCATTAAACGTCCACAACTCATGGGTCCGATGCATATTCCTCTCAATAATGGTACTTCTACATCATACGATACAAGATACCTTAAAATGACTGTCAACAGGTGTGGATTTCTGGATCTTTCGACTGATGTTTCAATAAACGCATTTTCAGAATTTACTTCCAATATTCTTAATGTTATTCCCTATCATGCTGCCTTTATTCACAGCAACGAGCAAATATCTGATGAGGTAAAACCAGTATTCCAACTCGATAGTTTCAACTTCAATGGTGGAAACGAAACTAGACCTAAAGTTGACATCAACACAACCATTGATGATTTCGCAACCAAGAAAACTATTAGTTCCTCTCAACCTGTAAAAATTACAACTCGTTTCTTAACGGATGCAAAATCAGCAGTTGCTAGTATGGTTGATGGTGACAGATTAGGATTTCTTGCTGTAGAGTACATGGCAAACAATGATGATGCTGCTGCCATTACAGAAGAGTTGCAACCAACAGCAAGACTCGCAACGAACCGATCACGTTATGTTGGTAGAAAAGTAACTTTAACTAGAGCAGCAGATGATATTGTTGTGATAATCGATGGATCCTTCGTAGGTAATTCGCAAATTAAAGTTTATGTTAAACTACAAGGACCAGATCAACCAAATGGTATCTTTGATGATAATAACTATGAAGAATTATTCCCAGAGGGACAAGAGGGATCAGAGGGTGTTTCTGCCAAGTTTGCAGAATTGAAACCACAGGGAAGTGTCGGTGGTGTCATGCGATTTACCACAAACAATCTTTCTCCCGGAACCTCCACGGAATTTAATGCTTACCAAATCAAGATCCTTCTAATGGGAGAAAATGTCAACAACGAAGGAAATGCTTCAGAGATTCCTGTGATCAATACAGTATCTGCTGTTCCCCTTCGTAGAGTTTCACAAGATGAGATTCGTAGATACACACCACCGGGATCCGTTCTTGCTTGGTCCGGTGGAGGAGTCGCTCCATTCGGATTTGTCTACTGTAACGGAACCGCTTATAACGCTGTGGCAAATCCAGAGTATAAAGTATTGTTTGAAGCAATCAGAACTCGATATAACCTTGCCACAGATCCTGTCAACAGTGATGGATCATTCTTCCGAGTCCCAGATCTCAGAGGCAGAACCATTATTGGTACGGGAACACCCAACCCCGCTCAGGGTTCTGATCTTCTCCGAACACTTGCAGAAAAGGGCGGCGAAGACGAAACCAACCTAACGCGAGATCAGTTACCCCCGCACACACATAACATTGGTGCGAGAGATCTATCAGACCCGACGGTCATTAACAACAGCGGAGGATATAATGCTATAGCACAGAATGATGTCAGCAATATTGCTGACACCATTCCAATGTGTTCGGGTGGTTCCGGACTGTTCCCAACGGATGACGATGCCCACGGTAAGGGTGGATTTGCAAGTGTCGCCTATACGCGACCACTCGCAGGTCCGGAACCAGATATCTTTGGTTTAATGTCAGATTCTATGGCAGGAAACAAGCACAACAACATGCCACCGTTCCTCGTACTCGACTATATAATTAAGATCTAATAAAGAAAGACACTAATGGCAGGACAAGCGTTTGATAACCTGAATAAGATTTTCCTCTCGGATACCTTCCGGGCGTGGTTTGATAAAACAAACCAAATTGTCAATACCATGAATCCACTTGAGATTTACGGTGTCACTGCTGGGCGAGGTGAAGTTGCAGGGTTGACGATGGACTTTGGAGCGAATGGTATTGTTACCATTGGTCTTGAACTTCCTAATGCACTGACCGGTGATTTTTCATTCAACAGTGGTGTGACTTTTGCTAATTTTGTAAGTGTCACTGGTCTGACTGTAGACTTTTCTGCGAACGGAGGACATGGTGCGACTTTAACTGGTCGAGTTGTTCGTACCATCAATGGAGCAACGGGAGATGTTGCTCTAGATTTTGTTGCTATCCCCGGAAACTCTGCGGACGGCGACATCTTGTATTACGAAAACACACCAGTCGGCGCAACATTCAGAACATATAATTTATTCTCTGATGGAACTGCTGATAATGGAATGTTACACATCGGTGGAAGTGGTGGCGTGTTCTTTGGTATTACCGCAGGTGGAGCATCATCCGCAAACGAATTTGTAAAACTTGGTAATATTCAACTTGTGGGTTCAACCGCCTCTGGCATCTACATGGTTGACAACTCACAGGCAGCACTAAGCACCGCAAAAATTGCTGGTGCTGACATAAGATATGGGACAGACGCTGGATCTCAACTCCTATCAATCGGTGGTAGAAACATATCCGGCGTTGGACACTCGACTAAAAATCTAATACTAGATTTTAACACACAAAGTATTGCCGTTGGTGGTGCAGCAACAGGAGATGCTTCACTAAACATCGGAGATGTCAGTAACTCAGGAAGACCGATTCTTTACACCGATGCTGGTGGGTCAACATTCGCAGTTCGTTACCTTCTTGCCAACGAAGCAGGGGGAAGAACTTCTGGTGGTTCTACTGGTATTGCCTCCTTTGGAGGAAATCCATCCACCAAAGGTCTTCAGGATGTGGATAATAGAATTAGATTAGAAAATGTGGCGGGTTCCGTTGAAATTGAACTTGTTGGAACAGGACTAACCTCCGCGTTCGCAGTTTATGGAAAACACGCTCCATACGGAGATCTTCTTACGCCTGCTCTAGTCGCAAGACGAGATGGAAATGTCGTAATCGGAGGAATTGCTCCCACAGACGGTGGTATCACAGGAACCACATACGGTGGACTCAATATCGCCAGTGGTAAACTATATGTCGGAGGATCTGCCGGTGCGGTTATCACATCTGGATACCAATTCCTACACTCATCAGGAACGGAAGCATCTTGGAAAAAACTAGAGCAAACATCATTTTCATTCAATGGTGATATTGGATCGGTTGCATCTGGATCAATCTTGGAAAATACAACAACCGGCGTGTTTATATCAATGAACGCTGCTTCATCACAATCCGTTGCTATAAAATTCAGAGACAGTATTGGCACAGAAATGACAGGTCCGTTTAGTGCTACTATAAGTTTTCCCGGAATAAAACCAAACGGATCAATTGGTTCAGGTAGCAAAGGTGTATTGGGAATAAGAATGACTTTAGATGGAGTGACTGAGGATAAATTCATCACATGGGATGATCTCATGTATAATTCAGTTGGACTAGCGGGAAACAATCCTGCTCTCAACAACATATACAATCCATCCTTTACCTTTACAGGTAACGCTAAAACTGGTGTGAGTTTTACTCCATTCATGACGAAAGGTTCTGCCTTTACAACAAACCAAACATTTACGTTCATACACAGAGGAACATACTTAGTGGAATTCCACAAGTTAGGATAATATAAAAATGGCATTATACAGCGGAAACATAAATGGAGAAAAAAGACTATATGTCTTTGATAGAACTACGGGGACTGGTGCCACGCAGGCAAATTTCCTCACCACAATACCAATTTCATATCCAAATCTTGCTGGGGCAACCACGGCATATGTGACAGCGGGTGGTAAAACACACGGAACCACAGCAGAACTATATCAATATGTGGGGAATCGTGCATATGACAACTACCGAAGAACACAAATTAAATCGTTTACTACCAATGACCCATCAGAGGGAATTACAAATACAATAATAAAGGTTACTCCTGACCCCAGAATTCAACTAGGAATCTATGCATCCGGGGGAAGTCAAAGTGGACTTACCGGAAACCACATGGACGAAATCCATGTTACTGCTAACAGTGGAATCACCTATCAAGCATTTCTTGGAAAAATAACATATAACGAGGACAATAGTGATATTGCCACTGATCGTGCTTTGGTTGATCTGATCGCGTATGGAGTAAGTGGTGCCGCTGATTTATCTACACTTTATACGATGGGCGTTGGTGAAACACTAGCGAATAAAACAAACGGGGGTTCCTCCGTTATTAAAGTAGAGCAGACCAATTTATACGTTGATATTGATTCACACAAACAAGCGATTTTAGGTCAGGTCGGTGCAAGTTTAGATAGTCCAAACACATTTGGAACCACTATTGGAGATGCTGGAGCATCACAATCTATATTTACCGATGTGAATAATAAAGAGTTAATTAATTTTTGTTCCACTCTTCTTCCTGCTTTTGCTAATGGCGGATCAGGCATGAATGACAGGACAGGAAGACAAGAGACTGTATTTACACTACTAGCAGGAACAACTGGAAATCTTGATAATGTTGATTCTGCTCTATCTGGTGCAATATTTGGTGTAACATTTAACGCCGTTACAGGTGGCAGTGGTACTGTCTCTGCTTTTGAGGAATTTTGTCACACAGTGTTACACAAACATATGGAACTATTGAACAATAAGGGTAGTGTTAATAAACAAGTAATTGATGCCAAATCTATCCGAGACGTTGATGACATAGCATTTTGATTTTTGTTCCTCCATACATATATTATGGCAAGGAGCATATAAATGGCAAAACCCACATCTAGACAAGAACTCAAAGATTATGCACTCCGCAGACTTGGTTCACCTGTTGTTGAAATTAATGTAGATGACTCACAAGTAGAGGACCGTGTAGATGATGCTCTACAGATGTTTGCTGAGTATCACTTCGATGGTGTTCAACGAGCATTTTACAAGTATCAAGTAACCACCGATGACCTAAGCAAAGGTTACATTGACACCGATTCCTTAGTCAAAAATGACGGAGCGATTGGTCCTGAACTCGAAGCAGGCAATCAAATTATTTCTGTTCTTCGTATTTTTGAGTTCTCGGAAGGCGGAACTAGCAATATCTTTAGTGTCCCTTATCAATTGGCACTAAATGATGTCTATGGTATTCGCAATCCCGGTTCTATTATCGACTATACCATGACACAATCACATATTCAGATGATTCAAGATTATCTGGACCCAGAAAAAGCAATTCGGTTTAGCAGAGTAACTAATAGAATTTATGTTGATACCAAGTGGACGGAAAACATGACCGCAGGTAATTTCCTCACGATAGAATGCTACGTCGCACTAAGTCCAACAACCTATCCAGAAATTTTTAACGATATTCTTCTTAAAAAGTATGTCACTGCTTCTATCAAACAGCAGTGGGGAGCAAACTTGTCAAAGTATACAAATGTTACTCTCCCCGGTGGTCTTTCATATAATGGTGCAGAAATTTATCAACAGGCAACTGACGAAATGAATCAGATCGAAGAGTCGCTTTCTGATAAGTATGAACTTCCACCAGATATGAGCGTAGGGTAAATCAATGACATTTAATAAAGATATAGACACATCAAGTTTTGATGATTTTGATTTTGGGTTTGAACTAGTAGACAGTCCTACTCAGACTAACACCCCACAAGAGCAACAGTCAGTTTCTGTTGACACTAGTGAGATTGATGATCGACTAGAGTCGCTTGAAGGTAAAATTAATAATGTTCTTAACATTGTATCTCTTAATGATTCTGGTGATGATATCAAACAGGCAATCGAAGAACAAGGATCATGTATCAATAATGCACTGGACTCGATAGAAGAAGTCAAAGACAGTTTAGAAAAAGACTACGAAAAAAAACTAGAGGAAATTGAGAATCTCGTTCTCCCCCTTCTAGTAAATCTTACAAAAAATCCAGAGAGAGAATTTATAAAGTGGCCGAATCGAGCAGACTCTGTTCAAGGTCACATCAACAAAATCTTAGAGGTAACCAGAGGCAATGGCGACTAATCCATATTTCCGCAAAGCAGTTCCAGCAGAACAAGACCTAATTGATGATCTCTCCGTAGAGGTTATTAAGATAAATGGTTTTGATATGGTATACCTACCACGAACTCTTGTGCGGGAAGATGAACTTTTCGGTGAGGATCGATCTCCTTCCAGATTTAGTACAGGCAGAGAGATTGAAATGTTAGTCGAATCAGTTGATGGGTTCGAGGGCGATGGAGAAGTATTTTCTCGGTTTGGTCTTGAGATTAAAGACAATGTTTCATTATTGGTGGCAAGAAAAAGATTTGAAAAAGAGTTTGCAGATCTTGGATTCCTATCACCAAGAGAAGGTGATCTTCTATACTTCCCAATCTCGGGAGGTATATTTGAGATTGATTATGTCGAGAGAGAAAATCCATTCTATCAACTCAACAAAATCAGCACATATAAGATAACTTGCTCATTGTTCCGATTCAGTGGGGAAGATTTTCAAACTGGGTGGAATGCTATCGACGGAGTTACATCAGACCACACACAACAATACACAACTCTCGTACTTGGTGCTGGATCTGGAAATTACAACGAAGGCGAAACAGTCATACAAGGTGCCGGATCCACCATCTCGGGTCGGGTACAAGAGTGGTTATCTGCAAGCACCACATTATATGTTACTGGCGTAACGGGAGAATTCCAAGCAGGTATTACCGTCGAAGGACAATCTTCTGGTGTAGAATATCTCCTCGGAAGTTCTGGAGTCACCAATGAATTTGCTGTTAATGATAATAGTGAAGATAACTTAGAATTTGAAGCAGAAACAGAGAACCTCTTTGACTTTACCGACACAGATCCGTTCTCGGAGGGTGATCTATAATGTTTGAAACTTTTTATAACGAAACTATAAGAAATACAGTGGTTGGGTTTGGTTCTCTTTTCAATGAGATCTATGTTGTCCGTAAAGATAACAGCGGAAACGAAACAAGTCGATTCAAAGTCCCTATCACATACGCACCAAAAGAAAAATTCATCCGAATGCTCAACGAGTATTCTGGACTAAAGGGAACATCAAACGAACGAGACATATCCACAATCCTTCCACGAATCGGTTTCAATATCGAGGCGATCAACTACGATGCTGAAAGAAAAAGAAACACTTTATCAAAACGGTACAGTGCTAGTTCTACATCAAATCAAATAAAAACGGAGTATGCAGAAGTTCCATATGCGGTTGACTTCTTTCTTACCGTGGCAGCAAGGAGTATGGAAGATAGTCTTCAGATTATCGAACAAATCCTTGCCTACTTCACACCCGAATTTACAGTCACAATGAACTTCACAAATTCTAGAAATAGAATTGATGTGCCAATTGTTCTTTCCTCTGTCGCATCAGAAATCGATTTTGAGGGTGACTCCTCAACACAACGATCTATTATTTTTAACCTTGCCTTTACTGCTCGAACATATGTGTATGGTCCTACCAAGGAAAGCAAGGTTATCACAAAAGTCGATACAACATTCTTCAATACCGACTTCGATACCCAAGGAAACCTCACAGGAGCGACTGGCGCACTTGCAAGAGTTATTGCAGGTATCACTGGTCCCAATGGTGCAACCTCGGGTATAGATGAATATACTGGAACGAATGTGTTTGGATCTACCACTGATAGAGCAAACTCGATCTTTGAATATCCGGATACACTTGATTCGTTAGGAGCAACAATATGAGTGATAATTTAGAAAATTCTTTAAACATAGAAAAGACAGAAACAAAAAACGAAGTCGTCAGGAAAGCACCAGTCGAGATCGTAGTTTCAGATGAGTTAAGAGCGAACAAAAAACAAAACGATGCAAATAAAGACTATGCAGAAGTTCGTGATAATCTAAAGAATATAATTGGCACAGGGTTAAATGCCATCGACGGCATTCTTTCCGTTGCTAGTGAAGGAGAGTCTCCACGGGCGTATGAGGTCGTCTCACAGTTGATTAAGAGTGTCACAGATGCCAACAAAGATCTCATCGGTCTACACGAACAGATGAAGAAACTTGATGAGGACACCGGGGGCGGATCTTCAGGTTCAGTCACGAACAATTCGATTTTCGTGGGTTCAACTAAAGAACTACAGAAACTAGTGAAAAGTAACTTTAAACAATTGAAAGATGAATCGAATGGCGAAGAATGAATCAACATACCTCGGTAACATAAACCTAAAACCTACTGGAGTGAACGTAGAGTTCACCAAAGAACAAGTAGAAGAATATCTAAAGTGTCAGCAAGATCCTTTATATTTTATTAAAAATTATATCAAGATTATTTCTCTTGATCATGGTCTTGTCCCATTTGAGACTTGGGCATATCAAGACAACATGATCAACACGATCCACCGAAATAGATTCACCATCGCTAAACTTCCTCGTCAGTCGGGGAAGTCTACTACTGTCATTGCATATCTTTTGCATTATGTTCTTTTTAACTCAGAAGTCAACGTCGCAATCCTTGCTAACAAGCAAGCAACTGCTCGGGAACTATTATATCGTCTGAAGTTGGCATATGAAAACTTACCTAAGTGGTTGCAGCAAGGTATCATTGAATGGAACAAAGGTAATATTTCTTTAGAAAATAACTCCAAGGTTCTTGCATCGTCTACCTCATCCAGTGCGGTTCGTGGTGGTTCTTTTAATATGATTTTCCTAGACGAATTTGCATATGTCCCTGAAAATGTGGCAGATGAATTCTTCTCATCTGTCTATCCGACAATCTCATCCGGTAAAGAAACCAAAGTCCTAATTATTAGCACCCCCAAAGGTTTGAATATGTATTACAAACTGTGGCGGGATGCAGAGGAAGGAAATAACTCTTATGTTCCTGTTGAAGTACATTGGTCGGAAGTTCCGGGTCGTGATGAAAAATGGAAAGAAGAAACCATTGCGAACACATCGAAATCCCAATTTCGTGCTGAGTTCGAGTGCGAGTTTATTGGGTCACAGAACACTCTGATAGATCCGTCTAAATTAAAATGTTTGGCATATCGAAAACCGTGTGCGGAACGTGATGATGGTTTCATACAATATTATCCACCAGAACCAGATCGTTCATATTTTATGTCGGTCGATGTGTCGCGTGGACGAGAACTTGACTACCATGCTATCACGATTATTGATATTACAGAAATGCCTTACAAAATTTGTGCGATTTATAGAAATAATGAACTTGCCCCATTGCTCCTACCCAACGTCGTAAATGCAATGGGTCACATATACAACAAAGCATGGTGTCTCGTCGAGATTAATGATATTGGTGGTCAGGTTGCAGATATTTTATACAATGATCTAGAATATGAAAATCTCATGATTACCAGTGTTCGTGGTCGCAAAGGTCAGACAATGGATGGTGGTTTCGGTAATTTTCAATCCCAACTTGGTGTGCGAACCAGTCCTGCGGTCAAGAAACTTGGATGTGCCTTACTTAAAGATATGATCGAAGGTGACAAAATGATCATCGAAGATTATAATATGATCCAAGAACTTACTGCTTTTGTTGCAAAAAAGAATTCTTACGAAGCAGAAACTGGTCACCACGATGACCTAGTAATGACATTAGTTTTGTTTGCATGGACAACTTCGCAAAACTATTTCAAAGAACTAACAGACCTAGATATAAGGACGAAACTTTATCAAGATAAGATTCGTCAAATAGAAGAAGATCTTGCTCCATTTGGTTTTATTGACGACGGGTCGTCGGACGATACTTTCGTTGACAATCAAGGAACGCGGTGGAGTGTGGATAAAGATAATGATAATATGGATTGGTGAAAATGATTAATTTGATAGATAATACAGCGTTGATAAGGAGATAACAATGGCATTTCAACTCAGTCCCGGTGTTGATGTAAAAGAAATTGATCTGACAGCAATCATCCCTGCGGTGTCCACAACCAAAGCAGGATTTGCAGGACTTTTTAATTGGGGTCCAGTAGAACAAAGAATTACAATCACCAGCGAACAAGATCTTGTAGAGAGATTCTCTACTCCCGATAATACAAACTACCCACACTGGTTTACCGCAGCAAACTACCTTGGTTACTCTAACAACCTTCAAGTTGTTCGTGTCATCGATGACACAGGCGGTATCGAAGGATCCGTGAATAGCACTACGAGGTCTTCTTCTGGTGTTTTAGTAAAGAACAGTGATCACTTCGAGGAAACTGATGATACCCTTACGGCGGCAAATCATGAGTTCCTCGGAAAATATCCCGGAAAACTTGGAAACTCAATTTCAGTTTCCGTTTCAGACAACACCGAAAAGAAACTAACTCCTTTTGTCAACACAACATCAACGAGAGGAGTCTTGTCGGTATCAACAACCTCATCAGGAATTGTATTTGAACACGGAAACACAGATTCTGGCGTGTTTCTAAACAATGATCTCCTTAGACTTAAAAGGGGAGCAGCACAAACAATTACCGGTTACACTGCTGCTACGAACTTGACGGTTGGAGCAGGTTCTAACAATCGAACTATCGCTGTAGGACAGTCTGCTGGATTTTCCTTTGATGTAAGTCCCGGTGTGACTCTTGATGGGGCACAAAGTCGTTACGTCAGTATTGTTAAAAATGGTGTTCGTGGTTACGCTCCCGTTACAGGAATTACTAATGTTAACAACAGCACTTCTATCGTTCACATTGGTGCATCTGGGTTTGGTTTCGCGGAAAGTCACGGAACCACCACTGTATCCACTGGTGATAGTATTATTCTTCTCGGTCAAGTCACAACCGGAAATACATTTAACAGCAGTGACGTTGGTTTAACCGCTGCAAATGTTCTCTGGAAGTATCACAACGAGTTTGATACTAAACTACCTTCCACTAGTTCCTCCGTTGAAGCACATGGTGCCTCTTTCGATCTACTCCACGCCATTGTGATCGATGAAGACGGGGATTGGTCAGGAACAAAGGGAACTGTTCTCGAACGATTTGAATCACTTTCTAAGGCAAAGAATGCCAAACGAGAAAATGGTTCTTCAATCTACTTCAAGGACTTCATTAACGCAAACTCCAAGTATGTTTGGTCTGCGGCGGACCCCGGATA